CCCGTAATTGCAGTGGTAGTAACTTTTTCCTTAACTGCTTCTGGTTCAGTCGTGACTTTTTCAGGTTCAGTTACCGCAGGTTTCTCGGTAGTTGGAAAACTTATATCAAAATTTTCAGGATTTTTTCTTTCAGAAAATTTAATATCCCCCACTTTATTGATTTGTTCTCCTACTGATATCCTTTTTCCATCAGTAATAGATATATCAATTAATGTTTTTTCCCCTGAAATTACATTGATAATATTGCCTGCAAATATTTCTTTATTTTTTAATTTATTATAATCTTCTGAAGATACTAATATTGTGACATCAATATCTTTATAGTATTCACCTGTTTTTATTTTACGAGGGTAACTACCAACTATTTTAGAATCAATAGGGATTACTCCAAGTTGTTTAATCTTACTCATTGCCAAACCTTTTGCATCTTCGCCCATCATTTCTTTTTCTCTCTGTTCAGTAACTCCCGCAGGTTTCTCGGTAAGTGGGATAGTCGCTTCTACCTTGCCTTCTGCTTTTATACCAACGGCTTGGTTGTAGAAATCGGAAAAATTAATCACTTTTCCAGTCCCTGGACCTATGGGGACTAAAGCGGGAATAGTTTCTTTACCTGCTGCCTTATATGCTTGTAATCGGTGTCCTCCATCAAGCATATAACCATCTTCCGTCATAATAGGAGTAAAATTAATTCCAGATTTAACCATCTCTGTATATTTTTTAACTAATTCTGGTTTTTCTCCACCTGTAATTGTTCTTATCTTTGCTATTGGGTAATCAACAATTTTATAATCTTTATCTTTATATCCATATTTTTGGATATATTTTGTTAACTCCTGTTCCTTTGATATCACTTTTAATACTTCAGGAATACCAACCTTACCTTCAAGAAGTGCCATAACAGGTTTAACTTCTCCTGCTTTAGTTATAACAGTTTCTGAAAATGGTTTAATGCCAAATGCTTCTTTTAATTTAGCATACCAAGATCTATCTGCAAAAGTAGTTATCTTTTCGGCAGGTATTTCAATATCTATACCATTTTTAATTGCATCTCTATATTGAGAAGCATTTAAACCTAAATCTGTAATTAATTGTGATTCTTCTGGAGATATTTCTTCACCTGTCCCAAATATGGATTTAATTTTATTAGCATTAATATACATATTTTCAGGTAATTTATATTCTGTGGTAATATCTTTAGTAAATTTATTCCACATCTTCATTATGTTCTTATCAGTTTTGGCAATAAGATAACCTTTAGCTAAAAAGTCTATTATATCTACAGCATCTTTAGTTAATTGATTAGATTCTTCTGGTAGAAGTTCTTTAAGTCCTTTACCTGCACCAAATTTATAACCTGTATTTTTAACTTTAGAAATAACAAAATTTTCAGCTTCGGTCATAGCCATAAATTTAGCCACTCCAATACCAGCAGTTATGGGATTGGAAATTAAGGCAGCGGTAACAGGAAAAGTAAACATAGCCGATAAATATTCTTCGGTAGTAGGGATTCCTCTTATCCCCAATTGTTTAGTTATCTTGTCAAGATTCTGATTAACTTCGGTAATAGGAATACCTGTTTTCTGAGAAATATTATAGCTAACCTGTGCTTTAGCTAATTGTTCTTCTGGTTTTGCTTCAAATATCTTTTTAACCTTATTCCAAACAGTCTCTTTAGGTGGAGTATATTGTTTTAAAGTAGTCTCTTGTGGAATACCTTCAGATACGTTAAAAGTTTTAGGTAAAGATATCCCTGCCTTTACACCCACACCCACACCAGCACCTACACCAATACTAATTATATTTGGGGTTGTTTGGGGTACAGTTCCAACTTTTCTACCTATTTGATAAGTAGGAGTTTTAACTACTTCAGGTTCAAATTTAGCCTTGAGACTTTCCCAATCATATTTCTCGGTTTCTGGTTCAAATTTAGATTTAAGGGTTTCCCAATCATATTTCTTTTCTTCGGGTTCAAATTTCTCTTTTAATTTATTAAAATCCATTATTTAATATAACCTCGCCTTTTAAGTTCTGCATAAGCCCCTGCATCATTTTGTTTATCTGCCAATTCATATAATTCATCAACGGTCATCGTAGTATAATCTTTCTTTGTTCCTTGCATAGTTGGTGTTCCTTGCATAGAAGTAACCGGATAACCTTTTTGTTGATTCCAAGCATTTTTTACCCAATTTACTCCTTTTTGAATTAATCCGGGTTGAGGAGTTGTTTCAATAGTTGTTTCAGGATTGATAATAGGTGCATTTAAATCAACTCCTAATTGAGTTAAATATGCTTCTACTTGAGGTAATTCTTCAGGGATAATGAATGATTTATTCAAATTATAATAATTTCTAATACTGGTTTTATCTTCGTCGGTCAAAGTATTTAAATCCATACCAGCAAATATATTCGTTCCTAATTTATCACCAAATAAGAAATCTTGAGCAGAAATTCCTTTAGTGGATTTTCCTATCACCTTTTCAGGTTCTTTTAATGACTCTCTGGTCATATTAGATAAATCTAATCCAAATTTTGCTGCCGTCCCATCTCTTACTTTATAAAAGTTTTCATCTGACATTTTACTATTAGCATAATTCTTTAAATAATTAACCGCACTATTATAATCAGAAATACCTGCCGCCTTAGGTGCAGTTGTAGTCGCTTCTAATCCAGGTTGAATAATCCCTTGCTGTTCCATATAAGGTTTACGATATTCTTCGGGTAATTTTCCAGTAATTCCTAATTTTTCGTTAAATTCTTCTTTTGAAAGTTCATTATTTTTTATCTTATCTATAGTTTCTTTATTCCATAATTGACTAAGATTTAATCCAGTTATCTTATCGAATGCAGATAAATCAGCCCCCGAGAGATAAGGATTATCTTTCATTTCCTTAATAAGAATAGTTAAATTATCATTTTTATTGCGTAGGTTTTGAGCTTCCTGTGTCATTTTTTCTTTATCATAATTTGACTGAGCAGTATTGATACTATCAAAAGTAGTGGCATAGGTTTGTCCTAATTGACTTACTAAAACTCCCAATTGTAATTTTTCAGAATAAGTAATTTCATTTCCCGAAATTTGATATTCTTCAACCTTTGCCTGAAAATCTTCTAATAATTTTTTGGCTCTTTCTTTTTCTTGTTTAACTAATTTTGCAGCAACTATATCAGAACCAATATTCCAACCAGTTTCAAAACTTGTAGCAAAATCACCCATTATAAATCACTTCCTTTTTTAAGCTCCCGCTAAAATTATTTTACCGATAATCCCTAATCCTACCCCTATAATATCCCAAAATGTCTTTTTATCTGCTGCTTTTGCGGCTGCATCTATTGTCATTTGAGTTAATTGTATTTGAGTACTCGCCTCAAATTGTGCCAATTCCTTATCATATTGATAAGCTAAAGTCATATTTTGCTGTGTGTAGGCTTGATTGATTGCCAGTTTATACATATCCACCTGTGCCTGCCATTGATATAAGGTTGGTTGATATTGTCTCCAGCTTTCCTCACTTAAATAGGATAAAAATTGCACACCCAAACCTAAAGCATTCTGATAAGAAGCCACCTTCATTAAGGAATCTTGTATTTCTATATCCCGCATTTCATTAGCCATTGCAATAGTGCCTTTGGATTGCAATTTCATACCTTCACTAAAAGACATACCCGAATTGGATAAACCCTGTGCCGCCATTTTATCTTCTAAATTTTTCATTGCTTGAGCAGTACCTGCATTAATAGTCTCAGCTGACTTTAAATAAAGTGCCTCTTTGGTTTCCTCACCCATACCCAAACCTTTTTGTGTAATAATATCCGATATTGCCCCGCCCACCTGTGTGGATAATTGTTCTAATTCGGCAGTAGGTTTATAAGCAGGTAAGGTTGGTATATTAGCAACTGCATTTGCCTCTAATTGAGAGGTAGTAGGTGCAATATTTGGTGCAACTGTTTGTGACCTTGGTTTTAGTAATGCTTCTGAAGTACTTTCCCATAATCCCGTTTCAGGATTTAACCAATAATTCCCTGCTGGACTTCCAACTGGAGGAGGTTCAGTAGAAGAATAAGTGGGAAGATTTCCTGTAGTTCCTGCCTCTAATTGAGAGGTAGTAGGAGCAATTCCTACTGAAGTAGTCCCACCACCTGCCAAAGCATTTAATTCGGTACTGGTATAAGGTAATCCAGTAGAAGGATTTTTATAAGTTGAAGAAACAAGTTGACCATTAATATACCAACCAATACCGTGAGATTTTGAGGGATCTGCCTCACAATTATATGCTGTACTGTACCATCCTGATACTCCTGCCATATTAAATCACTTCCTTAACTTTTTAATTCTTGTTTCACTGTCACGCAAATATGAAATGTTCCTTTTGCACTTGGTAATAATTTTAATACTTTTACCCCTTTGGTTTTATTAGTTATGTCGGTTATATTTATATTTTGTTGTTTCGCCGTATAAGGTCCTTTATAACCTCTCCAGGCAATCGCCTCATCATCAGAAACATAAAGTTTGTAAGTTGCGGTATTGGGTTCAGTATATACATCATAAGTAGAAGATGAACCGGCAATAGTAGAACATAGAACCCACTCCCCATAAGCGATTCCGAATACATTACCCGCAAAAGCCCTAATATAATAAATTGTAGATGGTTTTAGACCCATTAAGGTCATCTCAAATTGACCTAATATATGGAATGTTCCTATCTCCCTTACCGCATACATACTATCTAAATATTCTAAATTAGCACCCTTTTCGTAATATTCAAAACCCCGATAAGTATATCCGTCTCCCGAACTGGTAATATCCCCTGTTGCAGTTAAAGTAGTAGATTGTCTATCCTTACAAGCAAGGTCAATAGTAGTAACAGTAGGTACTGTTATTGGTTCAAAATAAGTAATAGTCAATATAATTTTGCTTAAAACAGTCTGATATGTTACAAATTCTCTATGGGTCGGTGGACTATTATCAATATCTTCTTCCGATAAAAGAACAAATTTAGTTAATCCACCAATATTAATATAGTTACGACCAGCAATATTTAAGGCAAAATGACAATAATTATCTGACGTTGATGGTGGGTTTGTAGTTAATTCCCCAAGATTTTCACCATTATAATGAGTAAGGTGATAATCCCCCACTACGACAGCATCACCAACACTGGATGCACCCCTTAAAATAATATTAAAATTATCCTCTGAATCATCAGAGGCAAGAGAATCCATATTTAAAGTTGCTTCTGTTATAATGGCATTATTGGGTAATCCCGAGGTATCAAAGAAAATAAATCCTCTGTAACAATAATATACATATGAAGGACTACCCCAATACCATTGTCCTACCATACACGTATTATTATAAGCATAATCACCATTTTCGGCATTTCTACAAGTATAATAATTAGGTTGACCTGTAAGTTGAGCAGCACCGATAAGTGAAGGATTAAAGGTAACAACTGACATAATTCACTCCTATAAAGTTACTGGACTTCGATAATCTACCGGATAAACATCGACATAAATATTATTTACTTTGGTCATATCCTCATCAATTCTGAAGTAACAATAGCCAGGGTAAGTGGCATCACAAGTTATTTCGGCACTGTAAGTTACCAATTCCTTATTGACTCCAGGGTCAATTGGTTGGTTTCGTTCTTCAAATTCGTCTAATAGTTGAACATACTTTGTATAAAGTTCATCATAACTTTTTTGTAATGTTTTTATATCTTCAGAAGTAGTATCTACTTGTAATATTTTGGTTTCTTCATTAGGCATTTATTCTCGCCCCCAGAGAGGTTCTTCTTCACGATAGACGATATGTATACCTTGAATCTCAAAATAATATTTATCATTCATTCTCGGTCTTAATTTTATTCCCCTTCCCCTTTGACCTCCACCACCTAAACTTATTTCATACCATCGAGTTTTATCAGCAGTTAATGTAACATCTTTATAAGTTTCGGTTTCTGGTCCATCTTTTCCATCTAAGGTATAATTAAACCTTAAATCCGTTCCCGTAGTAGATTTAATTTTGATATAAAAAGTATAAAATTGCTTAAAGGTATCGGGATTCCCAAAATATAAATATGGTAATGTATCATAAGCCTCGATAGCATTCCCATCGTCGTCGAGCCCACTAAAAACATCATAGACCCTTCCTATTGTCGTTGACCCTGCTTTAAGTGAATCTTCTCCATTTTGTCCCCAAACACTATATACATTAAAGGCAAAATCAAATATCCCATAATTTCCTGTATCCATATCAAAATAAACTGTCTCCGAAGGGACAGTATTTAACCCTTTAGGATAAGAGAGGATATATTTATTTTTATAGAAGCAGGCACAGGATTTATCTATATAGGTCTGATTGATGTTAGTTTTTAGATAGGCATTTAAAACAAGATTTAATGGTTTAACCTGGTCTACATTCAAAATATATAAACCATCTTTATTAAGGAAGATGATATAATTATCACAATCCACCATTGAACGAATGGCATAAACACCCTTAGAAGAATAACTATCCTTAAATTGGAAATAATCGGCACTTTCAATTTGTGCCGATGTCCCTAATAATCTTTCTACACTATTTTTAGTCGCCACCTGTAAGGTATGTAATTGGTTAATGATTCCTGTAATATTCCGCATATTTCCCACTGGTATACAAAAATCAGAAGGGAAATATTCATAAAATCGTTTAGAAAAATAAAGACTATTACCTACTCCTAAATATATTCTTCCCCCTCGTTTAGCAATTAAGGAAGGTGCGGCAGGTGGAGCAGTATGATTTTCTTCGTGATAATTTTCCAATGAATTTTGAGTAACCAATGTAGTATCGGCTTGAGTGCTGGAAAAGGTTGTCCCTGTATTATTAGCAACCTGTCCATCATAGTAATAAGAAGCACCGCCACATAGTGTCCGATAAATATTTCTCTTGGATATTTTGTAATCAGAACCCGAATATACGGGAATAGTAAGAGTGATTAACTGATTTGCTGTTGCCGTTATTGCCGCCGAAGCAGCCGAAGGGTTACTTTCATTTCCGTCCTCATCTACATATGTTACTTTATAATAATAAACTCCTGCCGATAATGAACCAGAACCAGAAGCCGAACCTGATGGAGCAGTAGGAACAGTTATTCCTACGTTATATACCAGAGTCCCGTTAAACTTCATTAAGTTTTCTTTACCATTAGCGATTAAACATCTATCTACAAAATCAATAAAGTAGGCATCAGAATCCGTAGTTACCGTTTTTAAAGATGAACCTGCCTCGTGTCCAGCCGTTTCGGCTAAAACATAAATACCAGTATCGCATACCACTAAACAATATTTGCTTGATTCGGTCTGTTTATAAAAACGATGTAATCCTACTATTTTATGAGTATCACTTAAAGAAGTAGTATTCCATTTAGTGTAACCTGCCCGCTTAATTAAATTTCCCCATTCATCGAAATACATATTTTTGATTGCATTTGCTTCTCTTGGAAGGTCTTTTAATTTTACTTGAGCAAACGGATCTAAATTGTTCCCGATTCTAAAAATCTGTTTCATTTATTACCTTTGCCCCCAATCTGGCCATCTTGTTTTGTGATAGAATCTTGCAGGGTGATCCTCTGGAATGATTTGAGATATACTATCCATGTCAATACCAAGCAAAGATTTCATACTATCTAATCCATATAAATATTTATTCCAGAATCTATCTCCTTTGGTATCTTCACCTTTTTTATACCAACATTGAGCTACTACATAATCTACGATTAATTTTCTAAAATTGATTAACCGATAATCCCCGTTAAAAGGCACAACTGCACCTGATAAAGTAACTGACCTTTCAATCTGATAAAATTTAATTGTATCCCCTGCGGATATTTTTCTATCAAAACCCAGCATATCTCCTCTCACATAATAATGAGAGGGAGTGCCTGTCTTGTCTCTCCATTCATTATCAGAGAGAACAAGTCTTGCCTGTGTAATGGGCTTCAAGGCATCATCATTGTAATAGACTACTCCCTCATCAATAGCAATAAAATCATCATCCATCCTGATTTCTCTTTCATCAAAAATATCATCAGCCAGAATGGTATAAGTTTTCCAGGTCCGAAGACAAAAAGTCTCGTGTCCTATCTCTTCCTGTGCTTCATTGGTCCAATTGGTTATTTCTGTATCTAACCAGAAACCTTCAGTAGTTTCATTAATTAAACTTCGGACGGCAGTATTTATTTTGGCAAGGGTTGAAAGTAGAGTGTCTGCCATAATTAATCACATCCTTATTGGGGAATTAATAAATCTTTAATGTCTTTCAGTAATTGTTTGATATCTTTTACTTTTTCTTTAATATCTGTTAATAAAACTATTTGTTCATCTAAAGTTATTTTTAAGTCATCAGTAGTTTTTACATAAATTTCAGTCATCTTAATCACATACATATATTCATATAGAATAAGATAATCCCCTGTCTCTGCTGATAAGGCAGCATAAATCCCTGTATCACAAGGTAAACCATCTTCTTTGGGAAGTATAAAAGGAATAGTATGAACTTCATCAGAAACCATTCCAAAAAATTTTTCATTTCCTGCTGCAGTAATCCCATCATAGACAGTTAAAGTAGGTTCCTGGGCAGTATCTCCTGTAAAAATTACTCCTCTAAAAACACAAGGACCTGTATAAATTAGGGCAGAAGCCCCTTTTTTCCCACTACATTGAAGCATTTTATTTCACCTTCTTTATTTTAGGTTTATATTCTTCTGGTTTAGATATTCCCTGATTCATTAATTCATTAAAAATTATATCAATCTTTCCTTCTATCTCAGCTAATCGTCTGGCTATTGGATTGATAACATAAGTTTCCATATATTCCTGACTGATTATCATCGAAATTTGAATCACCCTCTTTCTTTATTATTAGAAATTTTTATACATTGATTAACAAAATCTTCTTCTGAATAATTATTTTTCATATAGTTACACATAGAACAACAAGGAACGATGTTACTTTTTAAATATCCAATTGAACTATCTAACCTATCAATACCATAACCCTCACTACCACAATAGTAACAAGGTTTATTTATAATCTTAGAAAATTCATCTAATGTAAGTTCAAATATAAGGCCTCTTCTTTTTGCCCCTGTTTTATATCTAATAAAGTTTCCTTTCAATGTGTGATTATATTTTTTGGTTCTTATATTTATTTTTTCACGATTATTTTTATACCATTTTTTGTTCATTACCAAATCATATTCTCTATTATCTATATGATGTTGTTTTCTATATTCTTTATTTTGTTTCATCTCTTTTTTGCTTTTCCAGTAGGTTTCCAACCACTTTTATAGGCTTCGTGCATTTTCATACCTTTTTTTCTTGCGGCCGCAGTTTTATAATGATAAGTTTTACCAGTATCTAAACTGGTCATCGCATATCCCTTCTTATCCTTAAAAGTCTTATATGGCATTTATTTCACCCCCTTCTAAAATAACTTTTATAAACTCAGGATTATCTTGAATAAATTTAACTAATGAACATGCTAATATATCTATTTCTTTATCCTCATAATTTATTTTTAATTCCTCAAGAATTGCATGTAATTTTTCATGTTCCAATGTTTGTATTTGACTTAAAATGGTTTGATTGGTAGATATTTTAATCAAATTGTTCCGAGATGAAATAGTGCCTAACTTCTCTTTATTATTCAACATAACTTTCTTTTGATAAATTATCTTCCAATTAGAATATAAGGTTTTTATTTGTTTTATATCTAATTCCATATATCCCCACTAATTAAATAATTCTAATTTTTCTTTAAAGTAACCATCCACTAATGGTTTCACATATTGATTAAAGAATATTTTGGCTGAATCATCGGCATCTCCCTCAAATCTTACTTCTTCTTCCTCAAATAATAGTTTTCCAATTTCTCTACCATTTAGCCAAAATACTATGCAATTCGGTTCGTTAAATTTATAATCAACAAATCTACTTCTTTCCATATTTCCCCCCTATTTCTATTCTTCAATAATCTTCCCTAATTTAGCCAGCGTAAGTGGTTTAAGTTTAATATCGCCTAATTGTTCTAACTTAATTGCTTTAAAATCAATCTCCACTTCTTCATTAGTTAACTCAATAAACTCATTCTGAAAAGCATCTATATCAGGTATGTCGTATAGGTTAGTATCTTTACCATCTTTGTCTTTTACAAACATAGGATTGCCCTTATCATCTTTTTTAGCGTGCTTCTTGACTAAAATAATCCTTGCCTTTTCCATAGAAGCATTTTCAGAATTAACTTTGTCTAAAAAGCGGGCAAGCCAGTAACTTGTTTTTACTGGGAGTGGAGTTTCCAATATTTCAGCTAAACCCTCAGTCGCTAATCGTATTTCATTAAGTTTAAATTTCATAATGTTCCTCCTTTCTTAAAATATTGCGGTTTTAGGTTCACCGCAAACCTTTTTAATTTAAGCAGCAGGACTTTCTATCGTCCCCACGCCAGCCACATTTATATGATTATTTATAGTCTTTCCAGAATTCGCACCGTATATTGCATCAGCAGCAGAAATGTAATTATTAACAATCACACAATCCGTTCGACTTTGTGTATCTTCTAAATAAATACCGTATGCAAGTTGGTCAGCACTATTTGGGTCAGTCCTTAAAATAACGTTATCCTTAATATATACTTGATAATCAGAATAGGATGCACCACTATCACTTCCAAGTAATATTCCATTAGTTACAGCTGAAATTTCATTTCCAATTATGTCAGTAAATGAACTATTTTGACCGTCAAGTTTAATACCAGTTGTTACCGAGGGGTTGCCTTGAAATCTACAATTAATTACTTTATTGTAATAGCAAACATTTCCAAACTCTAGTCCAATAGTAGCTTGTATTCCACTAACACAACTGAATATACAATTAATAAACCAAATACCCTGACTACTTGCTGGAAGTGTAACAATTGCAGCAGCGGTTGAGGTTCTAAATTGCATATTGTAAATATGACAAACATCTACAGCTGTGGTTATTACGGTAGAAGCATTCACTCTTGGTCCGTCGGAAGGAACGCCTACTCCAATCATTTCACAATGATTAGGGAAGGTTACTAATGATTCTGTATAGTTACCACCATCAACAAAAATCCTATTCCAGACATTAGTATAGGTAGTAACGTAAGTATTGCTGGCTGCAATGGCAGCGGCAAGAGTGGTATAAGCATTCGCCCAAGATGAACCGTCTGTATTATTTCCTTGTTTCGATACATAATAAGTTTTACCGGCAGTAGGAAGTACTCCAACATTCTGTTGTAGTTCAGTTAAGACATCAAATAATTCACCCTTACCAAATCCTTGAGCTATGTGTTTTTTTAACTCTAACATTTAAGTTATCTCCTTTCGATTAGGGGGGATTAAATTCCCCCCTTCTCATTATTGTTTTTACAGGAGCAGGAGTTTCGTCCTACCCCCTATAATCCCATTGTGTTAATCTGTTAGTTTAGAGAGAAGTCGGCACAGCGAATATATTTACGCCCCAGGCACCGTTCAAAACTAAGGGGCAATACATATTCTTCCAGGCCATAGTACCCTTCATTGCCAACGGACTGGTAGTAGTAAATTCAGGTGGACAAATCTCAAATACTTGATCTTTACCAGCCAATTTAATATTACCAAAAGCTTCTCTTCCGAAGATAGTTACCATTCGAGGTGCAGCAGTAGCAACATAAGTCGCTAAAGTTCCAGCGGTATGTTTAAATGGATGACTATCCGTATGGAATCTTACACCATTAAATTCACCTATTAAGTTCCTATAAAGGTCTTTAGGTTCAGCATAATGTTTTAAGTTAACATATTCGGTGTCATTCATAAAATCATACTTCATTGCACCAACAGGAATAACTCCGTGAAAATAACCGTCAGGGAACTTAGGAGTTTCCTGTTCTTCTAATAAGGCAACTGCTTTCTTCACTAAGGCAGCAGTAATCTTATCACCAGTAGTTAATCCTAAAGTTGAAATTACTCTTGCCGTATCTCCGTCTTGAGGAGTCTGCGGTAAAGCGCTTACGGTAACAGTATTGGAACTGGCATAAGTAAAAGTCCTACTGAGTCCTTCACATCTACCTGAGGTAAATACGATTACTCCAGTTCCAGCAGTAGTAATGGCAGTAGGCAAGTCATCTAATACTATTGAAGTAGTAGAACAACTCGCAGCCACATTTACTGCTCCTGCATAAGTTGTGTCACCATCGGCACGTATTCCCATAAATCCTTTAGCTAATACACTTTGTATCTTTAAATCTAAACTCTTACCCGATTGAATACCGAGTAAGGCAGCTAAACCACCCAACTTAGGGTCGAACGCAGTCAACCATAACCTACTTGAAGGTTCTACAAAGTTACCGTATTCATCAAGAACAGCAGTAACGGTCTGAGCATAGTATGTCTCAGGGTCAGGAGTAGTTCCTTCTGCAAGTAAATTATGAGTGGTACTCGTTGCTAAAGGAGCATATCGAGTAAACTCAACATTATCTCCTTTGTTTAGAGGTATATCCATATCTGCCTGTTTCTGGGCAAATTGCTGGAATACCAGTTCTGGTTCTCTATTAAGTAGATACGTTGCTTTATAGAGAGTTTTTATATCCTTAGCGGCAGTACCAGAATAAACTCCGCCTTCTCTTGCTAAATTATTAGCAGCAGCTTCAGGGGACCAAGTCATTATATTTCACATCCTATTTTTTATATTCCCCTTGAAACGCCATTATTTTTTAGAACTCATTTCTAATGTTATATTTCTTTTTTATCGCTTCTTTAATCTTTTGAGGATCAACACCATTATCAAGTTGTTCTGCAAAATCAATTGGCTTACTCTCTCTTTTTTGAGTTGTAATATCGGAAGACATAATTTGAGTATTACTCATTTCTTCACTTTCTTCCTCCAACTCCTTTTTTTTGGATTCCTCAACAGCTTTCTTTTTAATGTCTTCTATCTTTTCAGGTAATTTTTCAGCTACAATTTCACTATAAACCACTTCTCTTGCCTTTAATTTATGCTGGTCAAATAATTCAGGATTTTTCTTTAGACGAGATTCTACTTCGTTTTCTATTTCAGAATAAGGAATAGCATTATTCTTTGTTCTTTCTTTTAATTCATCTATAACTTTTTTCTTCTCATAACTGTAAGTCTGTCCGTATAAGGGATCAGTGGCAGCTTTTAGCCTTGTATCAAAATATTCTTTCTCTAACTGATGATATTTATCAGGATCATCATAAGATAGTTGAATAGGAGGAAAATCGGGTAACTTAGAGGGAATATTTTTGCTAATGACTGCATTCTTTTCTATCTCCTCTATTTTTTGATTAACAAATTCAAGTTCTTTTACCTTATCCTCTAATTCTTTGGCTCTTTGACTTAATTTGGTATAACCTGATTCCATATCTTTGTAGATTTTGAGTTTTTCTTCTTCCGTCTTACCAGCAAACTTACTGGGTTCTACAATTGCCTCAACCTTTATTTCCTCTTTTTTTTCCTTAATCTCGGTCTTTAATTTAACCTGTTCTTTCTTCAATTCCTTTAAGTCGGGTGCAATCTCTTTATCAACTTTGACCCTTTCTTTTTTGATTGCCTCTTCAATATTACCTTCCTCTGTTTCCAT